AGCACCAGCTATTGTTGCTTCCCTGACCAAAGATACTTTATAATTTGCTGAGCTTATGGCAAGAACAGCTATGTCTCTTATTACTACAGCATCGTCAATAAAATCTGGATTTAGTCTGAGAGAAATAACAGGATAATCTGTTGCTAATGTAGTTAACACTCTTTGATTATCCAATGCTAAACCATATGATCTTGGCTCCCCTCTAGGTTCATATCCACCTTCTGAGATGACGGCACTACAGATTTGTTTGAGAGTAGAAGGAGATGCTGTTGCAGCTAAATTTTCAATCTCATACCGAACAGGCAACATTGCTGTTGTCATGTAGACACTATCAATTATATTTGAGTGTTTAAATGTATGGCAATGTATTAATTTACCATTAATGACAAATCCACATCTTACAGATCCTACACCAAGCCATTCAATATCAAAAAATGCGATCTGAGCTTTTGTAGTGTCAAGAGTCAGTTTAGAAGGTCCATTACCATCTAAAGTATCAATGTTCCAACTACTTTGAGCGACGACATTATTGTTTACAGATCCAGATACATTAGATCTTAGTACAAACCCTGCTGTATTTCCTGTTTGTTGAAAAAACACTCCGTTTTGAGTATTAAAATAACCTACTCTTTGAACAAGGTTGTCTTTTGCTGGATTCATCACAAAAGTATTGAATATCTGAAGACTTTTACCTGGTTGATAAACAAATACTCTTTTTGTTTCTCTGACTATCTTTGAACCACTTTGAGCATCAATATTAAGAGAAATCGTACTTGCATTACTATCATAAACAACATCTGTATTTGCTGTATTAGAAGTTACCCATCTTTCATTCTGATTATATCTGTGAAAACTATCAAACAATGTTACTGGTTGAGATACTCTTGCTCTACCAAAAGAATCGACAGCCATTCCTGAAGGATTAGCTGCTCCTACAAGATCCCCATACTGATCAGCAATTTGAACTACTTCAAATAAAGTTTTATTGCTAATTAGATATGCATTGTTTGAAGTATTGAATTGAGCCATTACTTAGCAAACCTTGTGTTAGTTAAAAGTGCATGAGACACTTTCTTAGGAACAAGTTTCACCTTGCCTTTTGGACTTGCCACAACTAGACCTTCATCAGAAGGATTCATGTGTCCACTAATTAAGTGCTCTTTAGCTTGGTTTAAATGGTTATGAACTGCAAAAGTATTATGGAATAGATCCTTATGCTCGTCTACATGAGACATAAGAGCAGCAGCATTAGATCTGTGCTTTTGCTTTGCTGCATCTGTAGCAACCTTTGCTGCATTCTTTTCACCAATATTATGAAGGTGCTCTTTATAACCTTCTACAGTAGGTGTAGTTTTTTGTCTTACTGTACTATTAAGAAATGTTTGTAAATGCTTTTGATGCTCTGGTGTCAAATGAGGATAGTTTCCACACTTTGAGTTTGCTTCTTTTGCTTTTTCCATATGATGCATGAAAGCATCTCTGTCTTCTTGCTTATACCTTGCAGGCTCTGGTTTGAAAGTAACATCATGTTGATGTACTGTTGGGCTTTCTCTTGTAGCACCTTTAGGAACTCCAGCAACTGCCTTTCCACCAACATAATGAGTATGCAAAGCAATACCCATTTCTTTTGGCTTACCTGGATGGCTCATTGTTAAAGCATTTGGTGTATAAGAAGTCTTACCACCAGAAGTCTTTACTTCGCCTTTGTTTGCATATAGAAGGTCACCTTGAACTTTGTGCCCAGGATTCACAAAACTAGGAGCATGTTTCAGAACTGTCTTTAATGCTTTGGCCAAGCCAGGTGCATGACCATGGTTTCTATCGATGTCTTCTTCTGTTTTATTAATCTTTGGATTAACATTAAATCCAGATTTAGTAGAAACACTAACACCTTGAGTAGGATGGTGATCAATAACAACAGAAACACCACCATCTACTTTTCTTGATATGTTAACATTGCTTCTGCCACCAGATAGCTTCTTATGAGTAGACATAAGGAAATCATGTGCTGCTTGAAAACCCTGCTTACCATGTTGTACATGAAGTTGGTGGGGATGTTCTAGGTGCTGAAGAACATCGCTTTGATATCCTTCTGTAAGAAAAGATTTAAATGTAAACATTATGCATGACCTATTGATTTTTTAAATTCTTGTAAATGATCATCATTTTCTAGATTGACGTGGCTCTTTTTCAGTCCCTTTTTGCCATCTGGCTGAAACATAACTGTTCTAGATTTTGGATTACCACCTTGTTTTTGTCTAACAGTCCACTTACCAGTACCAGATAGAGCAGGTAAACCATGTCCAGTTGCATCTCTTGCACCAACTCGATAGGTACCAAAACCATCACCAACATGAACAAAATGTGCATGATGATCTTTTAAATATGCATTAGCAGGTTCCATATTAGGATGTTTCATAACAACATTTTGAGCTCGACCACTAGCAGTTGTAACTACTCCATGCTTTTCTGGGTCATGGTGTTTATTCATATGATCAATGATTCCTGCTTGTTCAATCTGTTTTGCATATCCCGGACGTTTAGCTCTTGCTTCTTCTGGAATATGCCAACCACCTTTTGCTGAATCATGTCTAATAGTCAACTGTCCCATTGCAGCAGAAACATCTGCTTTAACTTCTCCATGGAACACGCTTTCTGATGATTGTACTTTACCTTTGTTAATCTTGTTGGTTTTTTTGTTAACAATAGGAACATCTGTACCTGCAGTAGATCCAGCTGCTTTAGCATTCTTAGGAGTTAAACCGTGAGAGGCCATTCTATTAAAAAATTCAGACTCAAACTTAGTACCTTTATTTTCAGGTTCTTCTCCAGGTTTATGTAACTTAGTTACAGGAATAGAGGTTTTTTTAGATGAACCAGCCTGAGATACAATTGCATGGAGTTTGTTCTTGACCATCTCAGTTCCATGCAACTTGACTTGAGAACCAGCAGCAATACCTTCGTGTTCTTTAGCTACTGTATGCGTGGGTTGTTTGGAACCAATAAAAGGATCGATATAAGTTTTTTTGTGTCGATCCAACTCACTTCCAGAACCCTTGATAGTTCCTCGAGATTCGCTTAAAAAATATTTAAATCTTAACATAAGTATACACCTGTTGTAAATGATTTATATTATTTATAGTGTATCGGAACTTGGATTTTCAGATTCTGAGTCGTACACTAAGCGTTCAACAAAAAGATTTGCTTCTATTTCGTTTGTGAAATATCTAATAATTAGTTCGTTGGTTTCTGTATCTTGGAAGAGTAAACAAATTGAATCCAGATTAGTGGTACTGGCTTTGATAATCCATCTACCAATCTTTACTGGTTCCATTGAAAGAAGACGAATTTTCATGCATCTCTTTCATTGCTGTGCTTTGGAAATGTGTAGTTATACTTTTCACAAAATAAGGTATACAGACCTCTTTCCCTACCAAATGCTTCTATCTCCCAAGGAGATTCCCAGTAATCAACATCTTCGTTGATTCTTTTGCCTCTCCATGAAGCATGATTCTCACTTAGTTCGCCAACAGCATACTGCTTTACATGAACAATTTCGTGAGCAAGAGTCATTAACATCTTTCTTACAGACTCGTCTTTCTTAATTACTACTTTGAAGTCACGAGGTTTGCTCAAAGAATTCCATCCAACTACTTCACAAAATCCTTCATCATTGTTTTCTACATTTTTACGAATGCTTACATCGATGGTTATATTCTTGAGCATTTGACTCGTCATTAAACGACCAACATAATACATTACCGCTTCCTTAAACTGTCTTTTAGTTTGAGCATTAATTCTGCCAGTAATGTTAATATCCATATTTCGCCTTCTGAGTGAACTTTTAACTATCATCGTTGAAATACTCTGTTAGATTATCCCAAATGGAAAATGGCATGTTAAATAGTTGAACAAAAAAAGTTGACCCTACTGCTATGAACAGTATGGGTATATTGATAAGCATTAGAAAACACCAGAACACTGCTTTTTGTATTATCATGAAAACCCTTCGAAAACGTCTTTATCAAACTTCCGTTCTCCTTTCATCCTTTTACCTGTTTCCGTGTTATCAAAAACAGGAGCATCATCAACAATGTTATCTTGTGCATGTTGCTCTACATCATACAGCTTCATTTTAGACCTGTCAACTCCCACGACAAATCGTCTGTTGAAAGAAGGGTCGCTATATCTATTCTTTAACTGTTTCACCATAAACTGACCAAGGTCTTGTAGTTCTTCTGTGCTAATCAGTGCAAACATAAAGTCAGCAGTTTGTGGTAGTCCAAAAGATTCACTAGTGTCTTCAAGTCCTATATCAGAAGAGGTGAAACCAGTTCTATTAGTCTGTGTAGCTGTGAATACTGGTACATCTGCTTCTACTGCTAAACCACGTAATTCTTCTGCAATTGCTTTAACATATGAATAGGAGTTTATTGCTCCACCAAACTTAAGCCTTGATGAAACACATATATTTAGGTAATCAATATAAATTATTGCTGGTTTGAAGTTTCGCTTGATCTTTAGCTCGTTTAGCAAATGCCTGAAATGACTAGCACCAGCACTTGCAGTTGGGTACTCTTTAACAATTAGTTTACCTTTGATCTTAGTTCTTAACCTTTCCATTTTCTTATGGTAGGCGTCTTTTGGAAGAAGCATAAGATCATCAGTCGTAATGTCGAGTAGATTCTGGTCAATCCTCTTAGCAATCTCTTCTTGACTCATTTCCAAAGTAATGTAAAGAACATCATATCCTTTGGATAGGTTAGCAGCAGCTGCGTGACACATGAACAAACTCTTACCAACGTTGGTACCAGCAATTACAACATTTAAAGTTTTAGAGGGTATGCCATCCTTTGTGATCCTGTTGAAATACTCTAGATCAAAAGGAATCCTGCGTTCCTTTCGATGATAGTACTCATATCTGTTCTCAAAGTCTTCAAGGAAATCATGGCCAACATGAGAGTCAAATGACACTCCAAGAGCATCAGAAAGTATCTCTGGTATTGCACCTTTATTTTGCTTGGATGTTCCTTCAAGGATTTTGATCGATTGAGTGATAGCATTAAAGATAGCTCTGTCTTGACAGAACTTTTCAGACTCACTAACTAACCAATCTATCTCATGCTGCTGAGAATCTTCATAGAATGACTTTATGTCTTCTTGAATATCCTTAATCTCTTGATCAGTGAGATTGGTTTTATCGACCTCGATTTCAATTGCTGCCTTAGAAGGTAAAGCATTGTACTGCTCAATAAACGAAGAAATAACGCTATAAAGAGTTTTTTGAGAACGAGACTGGAAATAATCATCCTTTAGGAAAGGAAGTACTTTTCTACTAAACTCTTCATTGGTAGCTAAGTTTTGAAGGATTAGTTTTTCTATCATACTGCACCATAACTAAACTCTTTTTTAGCAGCTTCTTCAATGAGATCAAGTATTTCTTTAGTGTAATACTTTTCTGGATCTTCGTTAATGTTTTTACCAAACACTTTAGATCCATCTGGTAGTTCATATCTTGTAGAAGACTTTTTAAAGATCTCGTACTTCTCAGCCAAATCTAACAAGCCATAGTACTTGTCGAGTCCCTTTTCGTAACTAAGTAGCACTTCGATTTTGCTGTTCTCTTTAGATAGCCGAGATTTGTACATGGAAACTTTAATAATATTTCCGATGACATCTGTCCCATCTTTCTCTTTTCTTTTTCCCAGCATTGCAATAGTACTGGCTGCATATTTAAGTCCCGTTCCACCACCTAGCTCCTTTGTAGGTACATAAGATCCAACTAATTCATAAACATGGTTAGTAACAAGCATTGGTACTTTAACTTTAGCAAGTTTCAAAGTCAGAGTACGAAATGCAGCTTTAATTATTTGTGCTTTAGTCATGTCTCTAGTATCTTTACCTTCCATACTATCTTCCATCTCTTTGGAAGTAGATAACATGCCAAGACTATCTAGCACAAACATCATTGGAGGACGCTCTTTCTCAGGCTTTTTGTCATAAGTGTCGAGCAGCTTTAGAGCATGAGTTCTAAACTTCTGTAGTGTATCTGGCTCTGCAATGATAACCCTCTTTGTATCAATACCTCGAGCTTCCATCATCTCTTTAGTAACAGCAGCTTCTGTATCATAATAAACTACTCCTCCTTCTGGATGTTGCTGGAGGAAAGACCTGACGATCCCAAGAACGAAGTAAGTTTTACCAGTAGCGGACTCTCCTGCAAAAGCAGTAATCTTATTATTAGGTACGCCACCATAGATGCTACCAGAGAGAACAGCGTTGAGAGCATAGCAACCAGTATCAATATAACCCCCAAACTCAGCACTAGCATTACCGTCACTGGCCAGAGAAGTATCCGCATCTTTTAGTTCCTCCACTAAATCTTTAAAAAAACTCATACCTTTCCTTTCATTTCATCTCCACTATGGAGTTTTTATCAATCTCTACTATACCCCTTTTCTTTTTTTCTTTCAACTTAGCTGCTTTACTAGCCCATAAAGGATTCTTCTTTGCCTTTGGTTTGTAGTAACTTTTCTTTGATTTAACTTGGGTCTTGAGAGAATGATTTGCTGCAATAAGTAAAATAATTGCTAAAGGATCAAAAACAAATACTATAATGATAATTACAATCCGTACTGCTTTTTCTAGAACCTGTTTGTCACTTTCACCATAGATTAAATCTGCAACATACTTAATTGGACCAACCTCTGCTTCAAACTCTGCTTCTTTTTGTTTGAGAGGTGATAGCTGAACATTAAGTTCGTTTATTTTCTGGCTTGCAGTTCTTATTTCATTATTAATACTTTCTCTTTCACGTTTCTGTCTGTTTCTGATATAATTTGCATCTTTGGGTTCAGCAGTAGCAACTAAGTTGTCAAGTATGTCTAGACTTCTCTGTGCATTAGCAATAGCATTCTCTTCACTCTTGATTTCTCTTTCTATGTTCTTGATAACAATAGAATTATCTGCTGTAGACAAGTTCTGATCAATATGAGCTTTAGATAGGAATCCAAATATTCCCATGGAGGTAATAAAGATCAGAACACATACAGCAGCAGTGAGATAGTACCTAATAGATGCAGGTGCTGTTTGCCAGTTTTGATATAGCCAAGAAGCAGAAACAACTTTAGCTGCTTCTAAAACAGATCCCATAACAATAACTGGAATCATAGCAGCAGAAAAGATGAATGCAAGGCCAACAATAGAGTAGTATGCTGCTACAACTGAAAGTGCAACAGCAATCGACAACACAAGGTAATTAAATATCATTTGCCAACAATAGTGTTAACTTTAACGATAAATGCTTTCATCTTATCAGTGCGATTAGGCCAGTATATGTATTCCTTGTCAGAATCTTTAGCCAAGTTCTCTAACAATGGCATTATAGTCTTGTAGAGTTGTTCAAGTTTACCCTTATAGGATTCTTCTACTTGTTGAAGTTCTTGAGACTTTTGCGTAACTTCTTGTTTAAGTTTGTTCTCTAAAGATTTAAGTTCTTCTTCACTGACTGCTGAAAAGCCAAAATCATTATCATCTAAACCATATGGTTGTTTAATCATTGAAAAAATCCTCCAACGTTGCTCTATCGTCGATACTCCAATTGATAACATCTAGAATGTTTTGAAGTGGTGTAAGAAATGCTTTGTCTAACTGCATATCATAATCAATGTATCTATTTAAATCAAGCTCTTTTGGAAGTTGGTTAGGAACTGATATAACATTCTGCATTATGGGATTTGGCATCTTTAAATACGAGAACTTTATCTTTTCACCATCCTTAATAGTTTGATACTTGTCCTCGAGTTGTTTGTCTCTTAAGAAATGGTTAAAGAGTATCGCACCTCTAACATGGATAGGACAACCCTTCTTAAAGAGAGTATACTTATCCATCCACTTAGTCATATCACTAACACCTCGAGGTGAAGCAACATCTTCAAATGGTAGTTCTGAGAACTCTTTCTTAAAGTCTCGTACATATTGTTTTACTGTCTTTTCATCAGTAGTCATAATTAACTTGACAGCATGTTTGATTGCTTCTCTAACAATAGATGGAGTAGATGATCTTACTGCTTCAATACCTTGTACTTTCAGTTCTGGTTCTTGATATCTTACACCTTCTAAGTCATATACATTAAGAATGTAGTGCTTCTTGCCAGTCCATATACCTTTGTCAGCAATTGCCTCTCGCTTCATCCTCATCTTCTGCTCAAAAGCATTTACATACACAGCAAGATCTTCATATGCATTATTAATGATTTTGGAAAGTTCTGTGTTTGCTAACTTATCGAGAAAGCTAACTATCTTTGCTTTATCTTTTTCGTTAGGAAACATTTTCTTTACTAAAGGACCAAGCTCAACATACATCGAGTCTGTATCGATTGCAATAATATAATCATGGTTATCAGTCTTTAGAACTTTATTCAAGAACTGATTCATTCGCTGCTCGACCCATCGAATGGAAAGTTGACCACTCATAGTAATTGACTCAGCTAGGTCTTGCTGATACCATCTATAAAACTTATTGGCAAGAGCACCATATGCAGAGTTCAGAAGAATCTTTTTAGCCATCTGCATGTTCTTACATCTTGCAATTTCATACTCTAACTCTTTTGAAGGATTCTTTGTGTACTCCTTCTTTGCTTCAATCATCCGTTGTTTCCAAGCAGAACGATCTTTGTAAATCGTTTCCATGAGCTGTGGAAGGAATCCTTGCTTGTCTCGATCAAATGTGCCTCCACTTGCAGCCATAGAAATATTCTGAGCTTCCATTTGTTTGCGGATTACAGGATCATTAAACCTTCCATCAATTATCTGATCGACAGTCATGTTCCTAATACGCTCAACAAAAGTCTCTGGACTGATATTGTACTGCATGATCAAATGAGGATATAGAGAGTCTAAGTCAAATGATAAGATCCAGTCATACATTCCTGGTTTAGGATCTTTGACATATGCACCCTCGATCTTCTTATCGTCAATACCATCATCAAATCGAGAAGACTTTAATGGTGGTACAACAATGTTCTGATCCATTAAATGGTTATGAATAATTACATCCCAGATACGAACAGTTGTGAATGTATCAATGTAATTTACTTTAGCGTCGTAGGCCAAAGCAAACACCTGCTTAATAAATCCTAACTTCTCCTCTAACTTATCTACAAGTACAACGTCATGAATATTATAGTCAATGAACTTTTGAAAGTCTTGAACATAGAAGTCGTGCATCGATTCATATTCAGAGTAATCCAACTTCTTCTCGTTGAGTTCTACTTTAGCAATATGATTCAAAGCATAAGATTCTTGAGGACTATATGAGAACTTCTTGTAAAGAAGCATATAGTCGAGAACTGCAACACCAACAGGATTATAAACATTTAGAACTCTGTTACCGAGGTCAGCTTGACGAATATTAATTCTACGCCATGGTGATAATCTGTTAGCAGCGTCTTCACCCACGATCCTTGTAATACGCTTAATGAGATATGGTATGTCAAACGCTTCAATGTTCCATCCAGTGACGACATCTGGACTCCATTGCTTGGATTCCCATACAACAAGAAATCTTTTCAATAGATCATACTCATCATTACACTTGATGTATGTTACATTATCTTGAGTAACTTTGTAGTCATTGAAGCCAAGTACTACTAACTTATTGTTCTTACTAAGAGTAATCGATATGATTGGTTTATCTGCAAGCTCAATGTTTGGATACCCACCTTCAGTAGAAGTCTCAATATCCAGACAGCATACAGAAATGTGTGAAGGATCGTATTCTATCTGACCATCATAGAAATCGTAGATGTAAGTGTGAACAAAACTTGTAAGACCGTAGATGGGAAAGTTCTCTACACCATCATAGCGCTTGATATATTCTCTTGCAGAGTAGATGTCATCAAAGACAACCTTCTTAACAGGTTTGTTCTTGATAGTATAATATCCACAAGTTTTTTCTTCGCTCTTTGGAGGATTAACAAACAGGTATGGGTTGTAATAGACTTCTTTTTGAAATCTTTCCCCATGTTCATAGCCACGTACGAGAATCCGATTCCCGTACGTGGCAACATTAGTGTAAAATTTCATTAAATATTAAAATACCTTCACAAAAGAAACAACTATTATAATTCAATAACAAAATTAATGAAAGACTTATTTGTTGTTAATTTGAGACCAAACTCTTTCACGAATTTGTTTAGTTAGTGAATCTGGAAGTGGTACATAGTCAAGCTCTAGTGCTAGCTGCTTGCCATTCTTGAAAGCCCAATCAAAGAACTTTAGAACTTCTTGTGACTGTGCTTTGTCTGCTGGGTCTTTGTACATAATAATAAACGATGCAGTAGATACTGGCCACGAATCTTTACCCTTCTGATCTACAATGCTCAATCCCATACCTGGAACTGAGAACCAATCAGCACCTGCAGCTGCAGCAGCAAAAGTTTTATCATCTGGATCTACAAAGTTACCATCTTTATTCTGTAGTTTCAAATGAGGAATCTTGTTCTTCTTAGCATATGCATACTCAACATATCCAATAGAGCCTTTAATACGTGTTACGTTTGCAGCTACGCCTTCATTACCTTTACCACCGACACTACTAGCTGCTGGCCATTTTACTGCTGCACCTCTTCCAACCTTTTCTGCCCACTCTTTACTGACTACAGTGAGATAATCAGTCCAGTTAAAAGTTGTACCAGAACCATCAGCACGGTGTACAACTGTAATTGCAAGGTCTGGAAGTTTTTTACCAGGATTCAATGCAGCAAGTTTTGGATCGTTCCAATTTGTAATAGTTCCCATGAACAATTCAGCAAGAACTGGGCCAGTAACTCTTAACTCACCTGGAGCAAATCCATCTAGGTTAATAACTGGAACTGTACCACCAATTACTGCTGGGAATTGTACTTGTCCATTCTTGTCTAAGTCTTCTCCTTTTACTGGAGCGTCAGAAGCACCAAAAGTTACTGTCTTTGCATTGATCTGACGGATACCACCAGAACTACCAATGCTTTGATAGTTTAGACCAACACCAGTTTCTTTTTTGTATGCTTCTGCCCACTTAGCATAGATTGGATAAGGGAAAGTAGCGCCTGCACCAGTAATGTCTGCTGCAAGCGTACTTGTAGAAAAAGGTAAAACAAAAAGCAATGCAAAAATGTACTTAATGAAATTCATATTATCTCCTTGAAATAAAATTACAGCACTGTGGCTGTAAAATTATTTAATCACTCAAATTACAAAAATCATTGTTTTTAAATATTAAATTTTTATTAAAGCATTTATGCAATTATACCTGGCTTGTAAACTGTCTTGCCGTTTTCTTTCATTGCAGTCATCACTTGCTTTTTCAAATTAGACTTATCATAACTAACGTGCACCCAACCAGAATCAGGAATACCAGGAGTATAGAATTCAAGAATGAGTTGAGTAAATTCCAAATTGCCTTTAATCCATTCCGCAAGATCTGCATTTGCTACTCCTGGAATTTCTATATCTGCTGCTTGACCTTTGCAATGGTCTGAAGTCTTTGAACCACCTACAGCAGCATTAACATTAGGATGACGGAAACCAGAGTTTACTTTAACTCCAGTCTTATAATGATTTCTAATTGGTTGCAGAACTTTTTCAGCCAACAGTTTCAAATTAGCAATCTCTGCATCGCCAGGAGTGTTATCTAAACCATGTCTTAATGCTGTCTCACTCTTAACCATTTCAGAAAGCGAAAAATTCTCTGTCAACTTCATAAGTTCTCCTTTATTTTGGTATTATGTTTGATATTTGTATCCCAGAACCAAACATAGTGTTGTATCTATTTAAAAACTCTACTGCTGGCTCAAAAGGAAGCACCATAACATTATCTTTAGCAATCGTGAACTGAGTTTCTTCAGCATAAGAAAGCCAAGGCATCATAGCAACTCCCATAGTACCATTCTGGGCTGGTACAATATGTATACTAGCTGGATTCTTAATTTTCAAGACAAACTCTTTAGGATCACTAACCACTTCACCAATAATCTCTTCCCCACTAGACAACTTCATACATTTTATAGTCATAATAACTCCAGCTAAAAATTGGCCACCCTGAGGTGGCCATGTGTTTAATAGTTATAGCGCTCTAAAATTAACTTAGCACGCTTTGTTTGAACCTCATCCACAAACTGTAAAAAATCAGTAAAGACATTTTTAATTTTACTCCACATCTTCTTCCTCCAGTAACAATTGCTTGTTCTTCGAGGCATATTCAGATACAGAAGAAGGCTCATCGTTAATTTCTATTTTCTTTGGTTTCTTGTGCTCAGGAATAATTCTTTCCAGAGCAATCTGCAACATTCCATTCATCATAGCAGCATTCTTAATTTCAACTTGGTCGTTAAGAATGAATGTACGAGTGAAGTTACGAGCAGCAATGCCTTTATGAAGCCATTCAAGAGCTTCATTATCTTCTTTTGCTTTTCCTTTGACAATCAGTTTATCATCAACAAATTCCAACTCAATTTCAGACTTAGAAAAACCAGCGACTGCAATTTCAATTACATACTTGTTTTCTTCTGTCTTTTTGATATTATATGGAGGATAATTGGGAATGTTTTTTGCAAGATCATCGTGCCACTTAGTAATCTTGTTGAAAGTATCGTCGAATCCAACAAGAAAACGATCCATGTCTTTAAAACCAGGACCAAACATAAGTTTATTTAACTGTTGTAGATCAGTCATTTTATTTCTCCTTTTAAGCGAGTTATGAAAATTGCTACCCCTGAGGCATAGCAATAGTATTTATACTACTTTATCAAATATATTTCAACACCACTTTCAATAAACATAGTTTTTGTTGCTGTCATTAATGTTAAATTTTTAGTATATTCTTTGGAAGGATCTGGTGAAGGCGTAAACAGTCTTCTGATCCCTTTTTGAACTATACCTTTAGCACATTCGTTACAAGGATAGTGTGTCACATACATTGATGATCCACGAACATCTGTGAAAGCATTGTCCAATGCATTTCTTTCTGCATGTACTACGAATGAATGTTTACAAGTTCTGTCTGTATACCTAGCTTCCTCATCTCTAATTCCTCTAGGAAAACCATTGTATCCTAATGACAAAACTTGTTTTAAATCGTTTACAATTACTGCGCCAACTTTTGTATTTGGATCTTTTGACCAAGAAGATACTAACTGAGCAAGGTCAAAGAACCTCTGATCCCATTTTTCCATTATATTGAGTGATATCCTGTAATTGCTTTCGAAAGGCGTTCAAGTTCTACATCTGAAAGATATAATTCATATCCACTACCAAACTTTTCACCTGCACTTGTCTTACCTATTACAAGTCTGTTAAGTCCTTCAGGAACATCAACTTTTGTTATACTGATTGTTGTATTGTCTTCTTTTGACAACCCCCACTGCACTGACACACTTTTGTTATCCATAACGACTCCTTAAATTACCTACGTTTTGTTCCTATGCTATACTTTGTAATAAGTTCCCAATCGTCTTTTTCATTGTAAGACAGCACTTTAATCTGACTGATAGGAGTTAAAGGTGACTGAGATTTCTTTGGATCAACTAATGAAAGCAAACCCCACTCAGCCATAAGGTTTGCAATTGTATTCCTTCTTCCTTCATCGTCTTCAGAAAAATTAGATGGTTTGCCATCTAAAGCAAACAGCTCTTTGAAGTGAACGATGTAATATTTTCCTTGTTTGTGTAAAATATGGCAACTTTGATAGAGCTTTCTATCCTTCTTCGAAGCAACGCCAATACGAGAAAGGGTTTCTCTAATTTTTAGAAAATCGTCTTGTTCTTGAATTTTAACTTCCACCAGATCATCAATACTAATCAT